AGTTAGAGCATGGGAATCCTAGACGAGTTGGAGACGCATAAAAGCAAGACTCAAGCGTTGATCGAGTGGCTCGAGAGCCGCCCGAAAGACGAACGAGCCGAGTGGATGGAAGCGATGCTCGCGACGCACCGTTTCTCGAACGCGGCGATCGCACGACTACTCATCAAGCGAGGATTCGACGGATACACGCTCCGAAGCCTTGAGAACGTCGTCTACCGCTACCGAGGGAGCCTCAAGTGACGATCGGAGACGAACTCAACGAAGCGCAACGCCTCGAAGACCTACAAGCCGCACTCGCTCGCGCGCATCGCAAGATCGCCGACGAGAAGAACCGAACCGAGGAGATCGTCAACGCGATCTACCGGGCGGCGAAAGACGCCGCGCTCGCGATGCCACGACCGAAACCGCTCCTCGCACCGAAGGACAAACGGAAGGGACGTCCCGAGGTCGCGTTACTTCACGCGACGGACTGGCAACTCGGCAAGCGCACCGTCGACTACTCGATGGAGGCCTGCGCCGAACGCATCGACCGCTACGCAACGAAAGTGCTCCGAATCACCGAGATCCAACGGAAAGACCATCCCGTCCGGGAGGCCGTTCTTATGCTCGGCGGAGACATGGTCGAGGGCATCGACATCTTCCCCGGTCAAGCGTGGGAACTAGACGGTCACCTCTTCGAGCAACTCTTCAACGCCGCCGCGATCATCGAGAAACTCGTCCGAACACTCGCCGCGAACTTCGAGACCGTGCGCGTGATCTGCGAGTTCGGTAATCACGGACGCATCGGACGGTACGGAGTGAACCCGAAAGGCGACAACGTCGATCGCATGGCCTACAAGATCGCCCAAGAACGAACCGGCGACCTCAAGACGGTCACATGGCAGGCCTCAAACGACTGGTATCAACACTTCACGATCGGGAACTATCGCGTCCTTCTCGTACACGGTGACGAGATCAAGTCATACTCAGGGACGCCGCTCTTCGCGATCATCAAGCGCGTCTCGGCATGGGCCGCGGGCATCGTGCCGACGTTCGACGACTGCTACATGGGTCATTGGCACAACCCGCTGTCGGTGACGCTCGGCAACGGAAACCGGGCCTTCATCACCGGCTCACCCGAGTCGGGGAACGTCTACGCCGCGGAACACCTCGCGGCGCAGGCCCGACCATCGCAGAGACTCCACTTCATCGACCCGGAGCGGGGCCGTGTGGCCTCGGAGTACCTTATATGGCTCGACTAGACGCCTCCCCCGTGTGGGTCGAATGGAAGGACGCCCACGCAGGCGGAGCGAACTGGATGTCCGTCGACGACATCGACCATGACCCGTGCATCGTATGGACGCTCGGCTTTCTAATCCCCGACGGCAAGCCCGGACACCTCACGATCGCACAGTCCCTCGCCGACTCCGGGGACTTCGACTCGCCGCTCTTCATCCCCTCCGACATGGTCATCCGTACCGTCGTGATGAAGAATCCACCACAAGCGAACACCTAGTCACTAGAGTCAGAGTTGAGTCTGAGGAGGCTTCAATGAACACACCCAAACCGCCGACTCTCTACCTCGAAACACTCGAGGGCCGAAATCGGTTCATCCACGCTAAGGTTGTCCTAGTCCGTCAACCCGGAGACGGGCGCATTCTTCGCGCGAATCTTCACATGAAGAGCCCGGGAGCCGACGCATGGTCGATTCCCATCGAACTCACACACCCGCCCGAGGCAGAGGAAGGCGTCCCGGTATGAACCCGATCGCCGTCATCACCGCTTGCGCGTTCTTCCTCGCCGGATCGGTAGGACTGGTCACCATGCCCGCCGAACCCGGCTACGAGCCGCGCAAAGTGTCCGAAACAACCGTCTACGCACCCGTCTCAAGCCCGATTTCGACGGAGAGGCCACTAGGAGCCTCTCAGAGCGACGAAACGAATCTCCCGCAGTCATGCGCCGAGATCACCCGTCTCGCGCCTCTAGCGGGCTTCAACGAGGCCGAAACTCTCGTACTCGGTCGGATCGCATGGGCCGAGTCCCGATGCGAGACCAACATCATCGGCGACCGAGCGCACGGAGGCTCGTGGGGCATCCTTCAGATCCACGGCCCGACATGGTGCGAACCGTCCCGCTACTGGCCGACGGGCTATCTTCAAGCGGCACTCGTTCTCGACACTTGCACCGACCTCTACGACCCGTGGGTCGCGGTACAAGCCGCGAGAGCGATCTACCTAGAGACAGGAGGCTTCCACCCGTGGACAACTTTCAAGGCGGTCGCGCCATGAGCATCCCGCGAGAAGAATGGCTTCAGATGACGCTCACCGAGCGACTGATCGAGCACCTCGTCCGAATCCCGGACGCCGTCGACATGACGCTCCTCGCCGACGATCTCAAGGAGGCGATCCGACGCATCAACACGCTCCGACAACGCAACCTCGAAGCCGAAGCGGAGAACCGACGCCTCGAACGACTACTTCACCAAGAGACGCCGTACTAATGGATCCCGTAGACGTCGACGAGATCCTCAAGCGAGCGCACGAACTCACGCACGGGCCACGCGGAGACACCTACGGGCCGCCGCACGAGGACTATGCGCGAGTGTCGGAGATCTACCGGGCCGTCACCGGCGGCGAGATCCGCGACTCCGCAGACGCCGCGCTCTTCATGGTATGCATGAAACTCGCCCGCATCGGCTACAACCGAGAGAAGCGACGGTTGCACGTTGACTCGGTCGTCGACTCATGCGGCTATCTATGGGTCTACGCACAATGCGCGCAAGATCTCGAGCATGACGTCGTCTAGTAAGCGGAAAGGCTCCGCCGCAGAAGTAGCGATCGTGAAGTGGCTGTCGTCGAGAGGCATCCGCGCCGGACGTATCCGCGCCGGATGGACTGACGATCGAGGCGACATCAACGCGCTCGACGGCGTCGTCATCGAGGTCAAGAATCGCAAGACGCACGACTGGAAGGCTTACTTCGAGCAACTCGGGCGACAGATGGAAGTCTCTGACGCATGGAGCGGCGTGATCCTCTGTAAGCGTCCCGGCTACACAAACCCGGACGACTGGCTTGCCGTTATGCCCGCCGCCGTCTGGCTCACTACGATCCAACTCATCACAGAAACACAAGAGGAGAGCAAAGAATGGCCTTCGATCTAAACGACTACGAACCCGTCGCGACACGACTCGCACGATTCCTAACCGACTGCACAACCAAGAACCTCGAGCCGCGCATCATCACGCACCTCCACCACTACGACGAGAAGCGGTGCGTCTTCCGTGCCGAGATATACGTCAACGACCCGGCAACTGCCCGCGAGATGCTCGTCGCGACAGGATGGGAAGAAGAGACCCGCGGCGAAGGCATGGTGAACCGCACATCTCACCTCGCCAACTGTGAGACCGGGTCGATCGGACGCGCGCTCGCGAACTATGGCTACGCAGGCTCCGACCCGTCGAAGCGGGCATCGCGTGAGGAGATGAGCAAGGTCGCCCGAGCGCAAGCACCGGCCGCACGGCCCGCCGTCCGGCCCTCCGGGGAACCGATCGAGGAGCCGTTCTCGGGCGGTCATCAGACAGAGGTATCGCCTAACGCCGCGCATCTGGCCTCACCGAAGCAACTCGGCCTCCTACGCGCTCTGGCCCGTGATAGGGGTATCGCGGCAGGGAAAGGCGTCGTAGACGCCGTACAAGCCGCCGTAGGCCGCTCTCTGGTCAAGTTGGACGACCTCTCGAAGGCCGAGGCGTCCCGGGTGATCGAGGCGTGGAAGGCCGAGGCTCCGACCCTCGACGAGGAGCCGTTCTAGAGGGTACTTGACATTGTCCGACAATGGTGATACATTGAGGTCATGGCAAAGGAGGCCACAATGAGCAAGTCAGCACAGGACATCCGATGGGAGCGAATCAGAGAGCGCGACAACAAAGCCGCGCAACTCTGCTCCGACATTCTGATCGGATGCGACATGAGCAAGATCACCAAGAAGCAGATCACCGAGATCGACCTCTTCATCAAGCGTCGTCTCGAGTGGGCGGTATGGGAGCGCAACGGTGCGACCAAGTACGAGAGCAACGGCGGCTACACATTCGCGGAATCTGTCGCACAGTTGAAGAACGTCGAACTCGCCGCTCGCGCTCTCAAGGAATGGACGATCTACAAGTCGCGCACCGCGGCGATGATGGGTCGCGATGCAGAACACCGAGTCGCATGAACACCTATCCGCGGATCTCGTTCCGGCTCTCGCCCGACCTCGACAAGAGGCTCCGGGCGAAAGCCGAACGCGAAGGCATCTCACTCTCGCAACTCATCAAAAAAGCGTTAGAGCGTCATGCGCGTTCTTAGTCTGTTCACAGGAATCGGAGGCATAGACCTCGGACTCGAGCGCGCAGGATTTACGATCGCCTACCATTCCGAGATCGACCCGTACTGCCAGAAGGTACTACGAAAGCATTGGCCCGACGTCCCGAACCTCGGCGACGTCAAGAACATCAAGTGGGAGGAGTTAGATCATGTCGACGTCATCGCCGGAGGGTATCCATGCCAACCGGTCAGTACTGCGGGCAAGAGGAAA